CTACACCCACCACAACGTTCACCTGGGCCGTTGGCACCATGGATCGTCAGCTGAGCAACGGTGCTGTGCAAACCGTGCATTACACCGTTTCAGCTTCTGACGGCACCTATTCTTCTGGTGCGTATGGCAGCGTTGGTCTTGACCAGCCTGAAGATGATTCGGAACTGACACCGTATGCCGATTTGACGGAGAGCTGGGCAATTTCAGCTCTGCAAGCCAAGCTTGGTGGTGCGGAGAAGGTTGCTGAAATCGAAGCTGCGCTCCAAGCACAAATCGATGAGCAGCGCACTCCTGTTTCCGGCTCCGGAGTTCCCTGGTAAATCATGGACAAACACACGTTGGATAATTGGCGACGTGTGAAAGAAGCGCTTGAAAAAGCGGGTAAAACCGACTGCTTTTTCTACAAACGCGCTATCCAGATTCTTGCCGGCAAATCGGACCCCCTGAAGTAATACAGTTATCCAACTGTCATACGAGCAAATTTTTGCAAACTCCGTAGACTTAGCGCGGTTTATCTTTTTTAAGACATGCTGAAGCGCTTTGTTGCCTCTGCTTTTGCGGCACTTTCTGTCGCAGGTTCTGGAGCGGTGGCAGGTGAGATTTACATGAACCCGGAGTACAACGCCGGTTTCGCGGGGTCAGAATTCAGCGGCTCAACTCTTGAGGGCCACATTGGTTACGAAGAAGGCCCCTGGTACATCCAAGCCGGTCCTGCGCTGTCAAACAATGGAACCGAAAGCGACTGGGGTTTCAGCGGCAAAACCGGTCTCTCTGGTGCGGTCACCAGCAAGATGGACCTGTACACCGAAGTGAGCTTTTCTAAGTTTGACGGCACCGACACCAACTACGGCCTCAAGGTTGGCGGTAAATACAAGTTCTAAGTAACTTGACAGCAACGGCCCTCCCTAACCTCACATAGGGAGGGCTTTTTTAATGGGCAGCTTGATTACGCTCTTGATCTTGGCAGTGTTGGTTTTACTGCTGCTCATCTAACCGATGACTGAACCACCGGTTCTGCCCTATATCCGTTTACCGGAACCTGTGCGGCTACCGCCGCGCATGATTTTGCTGGAACCTACCGCCGACCCACCCCAATATCGGCGGGTAATTTTGCCTTCGGCATCACAGATTCGACAGCATCAAGCTGAACAGAAAGAGAGTCAAGAAGAAAAAGCAAAGGAGCAGCAGCAAACCCCAGCCCCATCGCCAAACCCAACGCTAGTCCCGCCAAAAATCGCACAGCCAAAGGAAATAACTACGATCAACATACCGGGGACAGATATTGAAGTACCTGTACCTAGAGGTGAAATAGTTTCAACTGCTGTTATTACTGCTGGGGCGTCGTCTGTTGCTGCCGTTGCTGGGACGCTTGTTGCTGGTCAGGTTTTGCAGTATTTGCAGAAGGCTTTGAAGCCGGTGATGACTCAGGGATTGAAGCGTCTTGCAAAATTACGGGGGAAGACTCCGGCTGAAAGCGCCGCCAAGCAGAAATGGCGACAACGTCAGCGCAGGCGATATACATCGCAGAATCAGGCCTAAAGGTGTACCCCAACTCCAACAATTTTGCACACCGGGTGGCACGGACCAGCTCGTAATCCATCCGCTCTCGCTGCAATTGACGACGGACCAGGTCTTTGCACATCTCAGTGATGCCCCCATCTAGAGGTATTGCAAACCCAAACTGAATGCCCCAGTTGTTGCTTCGTACGTACGACTCACTGTCATACGGAATCGTGTCGTTGCCTAAGTAGAAGGGTGTGATGTTCAGAGTGCTGCCGTTGCAACTAACCCCAGATCCGAAGTTCTGTCGACTGGGTGCCCCGTTGTTATTGAACTGAACGCTCTGGTTCGTGTTGTTAGAAGTAGCTGCTGCCGTGGGACGAGCGACATTGTTCGTCTCGCCCTCAGCCAAGGCAGGACTCACAAGACTTATTGCGAGAACACACTGAGCGACGTAGTGGTGGAATCGATTTCGATGGTTCGATCGATGTCGATCGTCTCGATGATGCCCGCGCTGCGCTCTGTGATTTCCAAAGACCATGGATCGCCGGCAGTAACTACATCCCAGGTGGCTGAGCTATCAGTAATCGTCGTGCTTGGCTCGACGTTTTCACCGCTGTATGTGGTGACGGCTGCTCCGAAGATCTCGTGAGAAATCACCTCATCAATCGTCGATGTCGTAGTTGTCGTCGCCGTCATGCTGCCTTGCGACCAGCTAGGCGAGACTGTCTGTGCTGCTGCTGGAGCGGCAACCAAAACAAGCGCTAGAGCTAAGAAAGATTTCATTTGCTTGTAGTAGACGAGTTAATCTTAGGTTCTTCCTTTTTCTTCCGCCCCAGGGCCAAACCAAACGACGCTGCAGTGCCAGAAAGCAGTGATGCCGGGTAAGTCGGGTCGAGAGATTGCTTAAAAACTCCGAGATAATTCGCAGTCAGGATCGCCATGCTCCAAGCAAGAATGGCAAGTTTTACAAAATCAGCCAAATGGGATGAGTTCTCTTGTTCCTGCTCTTCAGGTTTGTCAGCCATGATGACGAAAGAACCGCTGCCCACTAATGTTAGAAATTTTTGCGGCGGTGACCGGCGCCAGCATTACCGCAGCTGCAATGTCATTGAATGCAGCAGCAAAACAGAACATGCAGACGCGCGAAACAATCGTGCGCCTGACTACAGCTGTGGAGAGTTTGACTGACCGTCTCGACGAATTTCACATCGACATGCGGGCCAACAATTCTGAAATCTTCCAGCGTTTGCGTACTTTAGAGGCCGCAGTTGCCCGGCTTGAAGCACAATACAACCAGTCCTAGACTTCAACCAAACTCCCTCTGGAACGATGCTTGTTGTTCTAAAGCCGATCATCCTCAAGTTTGTAGCTAGCTCTGCCGTTAAACGCTTCCTCCTAGATCTTTTACGGGAGATGGCCAAAAAGACCGACAATCAAGTCGACGACCACTGCGTGAAATACGTCGAGCAGCTACTTTTCCCTGGTTCGATGCCGGAGTGATAAATGGACTTTTCGTTGCTGCAGTACTTCCAGTTTTTTCGAGACGGTCATCCCCATCAAATGGCTGCTATAAGCCAATTACAGGAAGACCTCCCGGAACATTTGAAAGCTGAAGATGCGGCTTGGCGAGAAGTCTGGGCCGCCAGTGGAATGGAGCAGTGGGTTTTAACGCCTTACTTCACACAGCTCGATAACCCAATCCAACCATTGCGGGAGTGCCTAACAAGCGCCGCCGCAATGGTGGCGGCAAAGTATCACCGCGTTGCGGGCGACGTTGAGTATGCGTGGGACTTGAAAGCTCATGGCGACACCACTAATGTTTACGCCCACGTCGCCACACTTAAAAGCTACGGACTAGACGCAAAATTCCGTGCCGATGGAACGCCGGAAATGATCGAGAGCGAGATCCGAGCTGGCCGACCTGTCCTAGTGGGTTGGATTCACCGTGGGCCGATCGATGCTCCTAAAGGAATCGGCCACTGGAGCGTTGTTGTCGGCTACAACCGCGAAGAGTTCATCATGCATGATCCAGCAGGTGAGCCGATCTTGATCGAAGGTGGGCACGTCTACGGCGGCGGCCGCGATGTCCGAGTCAACCGCAATCAATTCCTACCCCGGTGGGAAATCGAAGGAAAAGCTTCAGGTTGGCTAATTACAGTCAGCGACTGAAATCCGAACGGTACAGTCTGAACAGTTGCAGGAGACGTCTTTGTCGTCAATCAAGCAACTGAATGGAACATACGATTGATGGAACCGTACTGGTTTCGAAGCGGCGACAGAAAGTCCGCTTCCGTGATTTCATTCTTCTCGCGTTTGGTTACTGTTGCGCTTACTGCGCAGAACCTTTGGGGCGGAATCCCACCCTCGACCACGTGCAACCAAAGGCACGAGGAGGGCTAACAACCCGCGACAACCTGATCGCTTGCTGCTTCTCCTGCAACAGCCGTAAAGGAGCAAACGACTGGAAGAAGTGGTTCAGACGTCAAGATTTCTGGTCCGAAGGCCGCGAGATGACCATCGAAGAATGGCTAGAGCACTGAGCTAACGCTTTAGCCACAGTTGCCGCACGGTAAGGGTTATCGCAATCAACACAGATACCGCCACCGGGATTGCACACCCGATAACGATTACGTCCCAGATATTCAATTGGCTGACTGGGGCGATCCATGCCTACAAATTATCGAAGGCAGCTTCGGCCACGATGGGAAACTGCTCTTTGAAAATAGACAGGCATTTTCTAGCAATCAAACGGTGCTCAAGCTGTGTCTCCTCACCGGCACGAATATCGATGTAGTGAAGCCAGCTCCGCAACGTCCCAACCATGTACATCGAAGTGGGAGTACAGAGCGGAAGAATGCGGCGAGCAGTTTCCTTAGCGACACCTGCCTGAAGCATCTGGTCATAAAAGAAGTAGCAATCAGCAATCAAACGCCCGGCCTTTTTCTGCAGTCCGTCCTGGTGCGTGGGATGAATGTCGTTATGGCTGCTCTGCCTGTTCGTCTCGTCCTGCCGCCGGAACCAAGGCGTATCTGCAACTTTTGTCTTTGCGTAGCGGGTTGAAAATTCCTGGAACGAGAAAGAACGGTGCCTAGTGAGCTGAGAAGCTATATCTCGCTCCGTATCAATCTGCACGCACATACTGGCCATCTCAAAAGGTGACCAATGCTTGTGCTTAATCAGGTACTTCAAAAGCTTTGGGCCAGTCTCCCAATTGTCCTCGTTGGACTTGTTACTGACCCGCGCCATTTTGACGATCAGTTTTTCTGCGTCAGGCGTAGCCCAAACAAGTGAAACGCTCATACTTCGCCCCGATAGGTGACCTGTTCTGTGTAAGACCTGCTTGAGCCAGACCACTCAATATCGTACTTAGAGATAACTTTTTCAGGTCCCTGAACGGTCCAATATCTGTGGCCGCAACTCTTACAAAGCCTGCGCCTGACGCGATTGTCGTTCGTGTCACACCTGACCATCACAACGCTCGACTCTCGGCATCCACACTTTTCACACGCCACGAGAAAACCCTTTATTTGTAGTAGCTTTCACGCGCATTTTCCGTATTGCCCGGTGGTAGATATTACGGGTTCTCTCCCGCGACATGCCCATATCCCGCCCCATTGCCTGGAACGTTTTAGGCTCCCCGCCGTCAACTGCAAAAGCACTGGCAACGATGTACCGCTCTTGCGGTGAGAGCATTTCCATTAGATCTGAGACCTGATCACTGTCGATGCCCCACTGAACATCTTCAAACAAATCAGAACCATCACTAATGCCTTCCATCAAAGTGATTTCGTCATCAGCTGACCGCACGAACCCATCCAAGCTGATCGCATCTTCCGACCGATCTATGTACTCCTTCAGCCTCGAAGGACTGGTCTTGCAATGCTCAGCACACTCTTCAAGTGTTGGCTGCCGGCCGTGCTCTCCATAAAAAAGAGGCCGCCAATTACGCAACTTGCACATCATCTCCACTGCGTGGGACGGCAAGCGGATCATGCGGTCCTGCGTACTCAGATAACGAGTAATGCTTTGCCGAATCCACCAGTAGACGTAAGTCGACAGGGCATAGCCCCGCTCTGGATCGAACTTTTTAATTCCATGGGCAAGACCCATGTTGCCTTCCTGAACGAGATCAAACATCTCAGTTCTGCGGCAGCGATTGTTGTAGCGCTTAGCGATGGACACCACCAACCGCAGATTGCAATTGATGAGTTTTTGATATGCCCGCTCGCCGATTTTCACCTGGCGCTTGGTCGGGCTTTCATTCCCGATCCACTGCTGAACAGAACGAGCCAGCAGAATCTCTTGATCCTTAGTTAGAAGCGGATAACGAGCAATGTCTTGGAGATAGAGCGTAAAACTATCCACTCAATACTCCACTTCAACAACAGTTGGAACGACGCCAAGGCTAAAGCGCACTTGATGTGCAACGCTCGTAGCTTTCTCGATCGTTACATACGAACAAGCGTCTTCAGCTTTTGCAGTGAAAATGATGCCGCTGCCGGTTGCTTCATAGCAGGCAGCCAAATAGGTGTTGTCCGGGAGAGACAGTGCGTACCGCATGGGTCTGATTTTCGACCCGCTTAAAGTATCAGAATAAAAACCTAAATCAACCGAATGTCACGCTTCTGATGCCTCTTTTTTGGATCTCATGCGACCCTCAACGCGACGGCGAATCGAGGCCTGCCACTCCTCCTTGTCTTCGTTCAAAGCCTTGCTGTAGATCTCCTCAGGAATGCAGCGTTCCAGCTCCTTGTAGATGACATCCCGAATCCACCCCGTGGGACGTACACCAAGGCTTTCGGTCATCTTGACTAACAGCTCAGCGCGATGAGGATCAAGCAAGATCTGCATATATGTCTTATTGCCGTGGCGAATCGCCATGTACTTCTGTAGTTGCTGAGAAAGAGTCTAGCTCTGTATTACCAAGTAATTGAATCGTCAACGTATTTACGCCACCCCTGCGCCTGAGACTTACGCGACTCACGCCGTTGTTTTGTGCAGCCTTGTCGTATAAGCCTGGCGCCTTCTAAAAATTCAGCAGCCCGCTGCAGATCCGCCGTCGTGGCACGAGCCATTTCGTGGCGCAGATAATCCAGCATTATTTCTCTGCCGGTTTTCTGCCGCATACGCCGCATCCATCACAGCCCCGAGTGAATTGTAATAACCAAGATTTTCAGTTACCGACAAAGACCAACCCTGGGACGTGTGATGAATGCTGACCATGTCAGTGGATCTCCGACCAACGTTTACCAATGCAGGGCTCGGCCAACGGCGGGATCTCACCCAACCACTTGGATTCCGCGCTCTCCATTATTCGTCTTAGCCGCTCGGCCCACTCCTTGGCTTTGTCCTCCCTAACAAGCAACAAAATTTCGTCGTGTACACAGGCCGCAATCCTTGCCTCGACTTCACCAACTTTCTCCAACTCAGGCCACAGATTGCCTAGAGCGCACTTGAGAATCGCAGCGCCAGCTCCCTGGATTGGGGTGTTGCAGCGCACCGTAAGTCGGTCCATCTCCCCTGGCAAGAACCGCCGCATGTTGGAACCAGGAATGCGGATTTCGCCCCAGCCGTCATCACTCTTGCCCGCAGCATCAGCACTTTTCTTTTGCCAGTCGGCAATGCCCTGGTACGTCATCAACCACTGCTGACGAATAGATGCGGCTTCTTCCTCGGTCATGGTGATGCCGACACCGCCTGCGTAGTTCCGTAGACCTTTGGCGCCAGAGCCATACAGGAGACCAAAGTTTGCAGATTTTGCGATTTGGCGTGAGCAACCAATGGCTTCTGCTGTGACGGTATGTAAATCCTCCCCGTTTTGGAAGGCAGAAATCATCCTTTCGTCTTGCGCGACCGCAGCAG